TGCACAGCAGTACATTAGACGAGTTCGAGCAGACGCAAGAGACCCACTGTGTACAGTACTCGAAGCCGCAGGAGTCCCCGTAGAGGACGACGTAATGTCACCCACTACCAAGGTATTCTCCTTCCCTATAAAGTCCCCTGACAAGGCTGTGGTGGCCTCTGAGATGGGTGCAATGGAACAACTTGAGCTATGGGAGATTTATCAGGATTACTGGTGTGAGCATAAGCCGTCCATGACATGCTACTACCGTGATGATGAGTTTCTTGAGGTAGGCCAATGGTTGTACAACAAGTTCGACAAGATAAGTGGAGTATCGTTCCTCCCTTATTCCGAACATACGTACCAACAGGCTCCTTACGAACCCATAGACTTAGAGACCTATGAGAAGCTGAAGAAGGAGTTTCCTGAGTCCATCGACTGGACAATCTCAGAAAACTCTGACATGACGGAAGGGTCTCAGCAGTTAGCCTGCTCCGGCAACAACTGCGAGTTGTAACTTACGGGGGCCTTAGCGCCCCCTTTCTTCATCCTCTTGAGTAACAGCCATGAGTCCGGCCCCTACTCCTGCCTCCTGAATCCCCCGTTGTCGTTTGACCTCTTGTTCTAAAACCTCAGAGGAAGGTTTGTAGCCTACAACAGGCCCTAGACGCTCGTCTATAGATTTTTTAGTTCGTCCGGCTGGTGTGTCAAAACTCTGTCGTTCAATATACTTTACTCCTTTTTTGACGTCTGTCATCATAGGAGGGGTTACTGCAATAAACCTGTGGGGCAACAAATAACGCATAGCTGAAAGAGCAGGGACAGCGCCTAAGGTGTACTTCTGGGCTTTACCTGCGATTCCTTCAAACAAGTTGTGTTCGTCAGACATTACACCCATAATGGTCCCCTTAGGAGACACTTTAGCAATATAGTTGATGCCGCCTTCGGTGATTGCAGAGCCGGGACGGGAGCCAGTAACCCAGACACTTCCGTCAGTTGTGGGTCTGTTCATGACCGTAAACTGGTACTTTCGGTCTAAGTCTTTACTAGCAGCAGAAGCGGACTCTAGAGTTTCTCTGAGCAAAGAAGGAGAGACTTCGGCAGTGCCTTCAGGGAACAGACGACGAACTTCCTTTGCAAACGGGGCGTCAATCAAAACGTCTTTGTAATGTTTGCCGGTTTGTGAGCCACCCTTGCCTGCGCTTTTGATGGCTATAACAGGACGACGGGCCTCTGCAAAAGGAATGTCTGTTTTAAAAGGCAGGGCCGAAGGCTCTGTCCACACACTTCCAAAATGATCTTCAATAAAGTCCAAGTCAGAATCTGGGATGCTTGCTGGTCTTTTCCCGCGAATCCCTTCAGCAATCATTGGGTATGGCTTGAGTTTGTTTGACTTAATCAAGTCTTTGTACGAACCGGGATACCAGCGCGTGTAGTCCACAAGATCAGACTTAAGCATAGCTTCTTGAACAAGGTCTCTTTTACCCACACGACCAGAACCCCCGTGTACCCTGTCTAAGTACTGTACTGCTGCTTCTGCTCTATGAGGTCCTTCGCCCTTAGGATCAAAACCCATGTACTTGTAAATATTGTTGTAGCTTAAAGAGTCTTCAATGTCGTTCTTAGCTAACGCCTTTCCCATGATTTGTTGAGAAGTAGTAGTAATCCCTTGTTCTCTGTACTTAGCTCTGGACTCAGGAGACACAAGATCTCGAGTCGTGTTGTACACTTGGTTGGGCAACCATGTAGCAATGGCACCTGCTCTTTGAGGACCGTAATATCCGGGAATTACGTTGTTAGCAGAAGCAGTTAACATGCCTTTCCCTGACTGTGGGCCGGTCATCTGATCTACAGCCTGTCCTGCTCTGAAAGCTTTAGAAGCCCCTCGTACTAGTGGTATGGACTCCGCTACTGACAAAGCAGCACCTAAGTCTCTGGCCGTCTCAGGATACTGTCGTGCTAGATCCGCGGCGTACTGTCCTGCCGATGTGTTCATCAAAGCTTGACCAGCTTGTTCCATACTACGTTCAACAAAAGCGGGCGTAACGGCAGACACCGTTTCTCCTACAACATTTCCTAAAGTTGCATCAAGAAGGTTAGCAGTGCTACGTAAGCCATACTGAAAAGTATTGATGTCGCCTGTTTCGTACATGTCGCTTTCGCGTTGCTGTCTTTCAAACGCTTGTTGAACATTGCGTTCCATGTTAGTTAACATTGACATTTTGAACTCCTGTTTCCTGTGTTGGAGCAATACGCTCTTGAGCAACGTTAGTCAAGTATTCTACTACTCCGTTCTTTTCAGTATCTGTCATGTTGTCTAAAACATCGGCAACAAGCAATTGAAGTGCTACGTTAGCGCTTTCAATAGCCCCGCTGCTCTCAGAAATATCAATGAGTCTTTTGACGTACTCAGGGTTAGTTACCACGTTTGCAAACACTTGTGGTATGTACAAAGCCATAGCACCGGCAGACACTACAGGAGCTAAACCAACAGCGCCTGAAGCAGCGTAGCCACCACCGCCTCCTGCTATTAACGCTTGTCCTATGCCCCTAACACCACCTGCTTCTGCGCTTCTCAACATCAGATTACCAAAGTCTCCAGAAGCTGATTCAGAAGCTTCTAGAACAATGTTCATAACCTGTCTAAACCTAGGGTAGTCTTTGCCCAAGACGTATCTAAATTTCTTATCTTCAGAAGGTATTTTTGTTTTGTCTGCCAAAGGACGCAACTTAGTCATAACAAACGTGTCGTCAAACACGTCAGACACTCTGGAAGACAAAAAACCTCGTTTGAAAATCTGATCTATTTGTTCTATAGATTGAAACGGAAGGTCAATATTAGGGTCTTTTGACGCCTGCTTAAACGCTTCTGTAAGGCTCTTTTTCATTGCAGATATTTGGTTGAGGTTGGTTGCTTTTGCTGCTAAATTTCCTAAGCCAATGTAACTTCCTTGTTTGGCGTTTCTCATGAAGCTTTTGTTGATTGTAGGAAACAAAGCGTCCATTCCTTGTCCATAGGCTTCTTTTAGTACTTTGTAAGACTCAGCAGCTTCTGGGTCTACTGCTCTCATTGAGTTGTAGATAGCGCTTCTAAGTTGAGACGCTACTTCTGCAAGCTCTGCTTCTACTACTGAGTTTTTCTCAGAACCTTGAGGACCAAACTTAGCCGTAACTCTTTGAGTAAATGTCTTGTCAAGTGTAATAAGCTCAGAAACAGGGAAAGAAGCAGCAGGTAAGTCACGTAAGCGAGATAACTGAGTGTTCAAAAACTGTATAGACTCAGGACTGAGTTCGTCTACTGCTTCTCCTCTCTTGCCTACCAAATACGTATCTAGAGGTCTAAGAATACTCGCAGTCCCTACACGCTTACCAAAGGTAGTTCCTAGCTTTGTCCGGAGTTCGTCCAAACCCATAACATAGGTGTCTTGGATTGATCCTTTACCTGCTTGAATTAAGGTGTAAAAGGCTTCTCCCATGCTGTATGGATCTGCTTCTAGACCGGGGGCGTTCCTGTTAATAATAGACACTAGCTCGTCTTGGACAACGTTGTTTACCGCTTTTAAGTTGTCTTCCATTGTCTGTCTAGAAACCATACCAACAGAAGCAACACGCTCTCTAAAGTTGTCTAATCCTGACCCACGTACCTGAGAAGGCAACAGAGTAGCTCCTCCCTTCATAAGTAGCGCTTGAGAGGCGCGTAAAGACTCTTGACTTCCTGCGCCAAACTGACCTTCGACAAGCTCTTTAGCCGCTTCTTCAGCGCTCATGCCCATCTTACTCTTAGCAGCGTACCACAAAGGCCTTACTTTACTAACAACACCCATGGTAGCTAAGTCAAAACCCATTGACCAAAGGGCGTCCTCTACTGCTTTTTTATAGGCGCTTACCTCGTCTGTACCTTCGTATTCTCTGGCTGATAAATAAGAACCAACGCCCGTAAGCGCGGCGCCACCAAGAACACCGCCTACAACAGCACCGGGAGGGCCTGCAATTAGTCCTCCTGCTGCTGCTCCTCCAAGCGAGCCTCCCATTCCTAAAGGAATATCAAGGTTTTTAGCTAAAAACCCCGGCTCTTCAGGAGTCGGTTCAACAATAGGAGGTTGCTGACGATAAGACTCTAGTCTTTGTTGGAAGCTGGACTCACCTTGTTGCTGTTGATACTGCTCAAGTCTTTCTTGAAACTTACTCATTAGAGTACATCCCCCGGAGTTCTTGCATTGTTACTTGGCCGTTCTTAAGTGCTGTTAAAGCGTCTTGTTTTTCTTCTTCAGGAACAAAACCTAGGTCTTCAATTGTAGCCTCTTTTTGTTCTGGGGTAGTAGGAAGAAGGCTTGACAAGTAGGAATCAAAGTTTTCTGCTCTTGCTACTGTTACAGAGTCTTGAATCTGTCTTTCTACGTCCCTTAAGATAGCTGTAAGTCGGCCTAGGTTGCTTTCTCCGCTCTGTCGATAGCTACCAACTAGCTCAATCAAGAACTGTCTCTCGCCTTCCGAAATAGAACCCTTGAAGCTTTCTAACTTCTGTAGAATCACGTTTCCTAACAAAGTTTCAAACTCACCTAGAGTCTGAGGTTCTTTACCCAAGAACGACGCTAGGCCTCTAGCAGCTTGGGCCGTAAAACCACCGGGCCTTAGGCGTTCTTGCTGTAGTATGTCCATAGCTAGATTCAAGTTTTCTCTTGTGTTTTGTAATGCAGGAAGCTGTGTAATTGCGTTTACACGACGTTCTTGAAACTCTGTTTCTCGTGTTGTTGCTCCAGCAATTGCAGGCTTGTCAAAAGCGCCAGCGCCGGTAGTAGCAGAAACAACTGTGATTTTGCCTACGGGCGTCTGAGCTGCCTGTCCGGGCTGAGGAATCAAAAGACGTTTGGGCTTTCCGTCAGTATATCGAACTACAGAGGTAAATAGATTGCCTTCTGTGTCTCGAAGAAGTACTTCAGTTCCTGTTTTAATTGTAGGGTCTTGTGCGTCCTTTAGTTCGTCTTCAAAACGTGCTTGCATAAGACTAGCAAAGTAAGTCTCAGGAGTAATCGCCCCTGTTTGTATACCTTTTGCAATGTCTACTTGACCACGGCCCATTGCTACTTGAATAGCGTCCTTCTTCTGCTTATCTTGAAATGCCCGCTGCTTACGTAGTCCGGGGGCTTGAGCAAGGGCTTGACCTGCTGTTTGAGCAGCAGTAAACATACCTTGTCCAAACGAGGGTCTAGTCAAACTAGCAATAAATTGTTCTCCAAACTTAGCCATTATTCTTCTCCTTAACCGAAGAGGCCATCTGAACCAAACAGGAAGTCGTACACATCTCTGCCAGCTTCAACAAGATTACCAAACTGATCTACTACAGGGATAGACGTTTGGCCTGCAACAGTCTGTGGTTGCATTGACTGAGTTAACAGTCCTGCACCTATCTGACCTAGGATGTCGGCCTGTCCAACACCAGCACCCAACAGAGCCTGTAGTCCTGACATCTCTGCTTCTCCGAACATACCAGCGCCCGCTAGTTGTCCTCTCTGTGCAATCTGAGACGTTGTCAAACCGGGTTCTGCAGCAGCCAACAACTGAGCCTGAGGTACATAACCGGCACTCAACATTTGTCCGCCTAATTGTGCTTGCTGCAATTGTTCTGCTTGAGCCTGACCCATAGCAGCTAATATAGCTCTGTCACGGGCCTCTTGTTGTGCTGCAGCCATAGCCATTTGCTCAGGAGTAGCACCACCGTAGGCTGCAGAACTTGTGCCAAGGCGTCCTTGTGCTGCCAAACGTTCTTCCAAAGCTAAACGCTGGCGTTCTTCTTCAGGACGTTGTGCTGCCCGCATACGCTCAAAGATAGCTTGTTCTCTGGCTGTCGTGGGTTGCATGGCCTGACCGTAGAATTGACCGGCGCCTCCAAAAAGTTGCTGCTGAAGTGCTTGTTCTTGTGGAGACAAGCCCATAGTCACACTGCCTTCGGGACCAGTGCCAAACATGCCACCAGTAGCAGTAGTTACAGTAAAGGGCTTGAATTCTGCTTGCTGTAGCCCTTGTTGGGCTATTTGAGACGCTTCACGTCTAGCGCGTTCACCGATTTCGCCCAAGCGTTGATACCCCTGTTGGGCCAGAATACCTCCTGCTCCTGTGCCCACAAGTGCTGGGTTGTTTCCTAAGAAACCACCAACGCCGCTTACTATGTTCCCTAAAGTGTCAAAGAACCCGCCGCCCGTAGAAGAAGAAGCAGGTAATACTCCGCTTGGTTGTGCGGACATTACCGTATTTTGTAACTCTTGTGGGGACATGCCAGAAGGACTACTATAGGGGTTTCCAATTGTTGGGTACATGCTTAAATTCATAACAGTTTACCTATCAAAGCCATCACGTTAATCTCCTGTAGCGACAAAGGTGACCCGTCAATTTCCGACTCTAGGCCTACCTGTACACTTGTTCCGTATCCGGTGGTGTTGAGGCTACGCTGGTTTGTTAGCTGTCCACCTGTAAATTCTACTGTTGTATACTCACTTTCACCGTAGAACCCAGTAATCTGAGTACCTACGGTAAATTCCGTTGTTGCGTATGTCGTGTCGAAGTCATACGCCCACTTCATAAATACTACTGAGTTGTTAGCGCCAACCAGTGTCGGCTTCAACTTCTTCAAAATCTTGATTCTAGAGCTATCACCAAACGTTAGGCTTGGGCTGTAGTACTTGAATCTGTAGCCTTCTCCGTTGTCGCTGTAACCTGTGTACGTGCTAATACCACTAGTTGTGCCGATGTACAGTGTACCGTCGTCTAAACGTGTGTACGCCGTAAACTTAGTAGACGGCCAACGTGTCACACGGTACGAGCCGTTTTCTAGTGTTCCCCTGACGTCAAAACAATACGTTACGTCTTGACCAGTAAAAGTTAGCAGGTAGAAGCCTTCCTCAGGACTGTACACAGACCTAAAAAACTCATTTTCATTCTGCAGTGCAGCAATAATGTCTTTAGTAATATTACCTGACAAGCTACTAATAGGCATTGACTTTTGCTGTGTTGTTCTACTAAAGCTCTTCAAACCAGTGTGTGACAAGAATAATACGTCTGTACCAGTGTGCTGTACAGTGTCTCTGTCTACGCAACCAACGCCCGCCACAGTGTCAGAAAGTGTCATAGTAGCTGGGGCCTCTGCTCCTTGGTACACAACAATGCTGTGCTTACCAAAGATAATCAACAGTCCATTGTGTGCCGCTAACGCCACAATCTCGTCATACCCATCAGGCCAGACCTTTGAGATGTCAATACTACCGCTGGTGCCTCCGGACCAGTCATGGCCGATCAAAAGGTCAGACCAGTAAACAGTAGACTTGTCTCCAGTAACGTCTGCTGTCCAGAGCCTTCCATAAGCCGCTAGGACTTCGTTACCGTACATAGCAGACGTGACACCAGCTGCACCAGAAACGCTGCTGAGCGTGATTACAGAGCCTCCTGCGTTGTCATACACAAGGGGTTGAAAACCACGTTGAAAAAAGTAGATCTTGTCGTTAAAGTCTACAAGCTTCCAGTTGTCTGCAGTGATGCTGTATCCACCGGGAGTCTCATCAACTAGTGTAGTCGTACCACTAATGATCTTATTATTACCTACAGAAAAGATCTTTGTGTTACCAGCGTTGTCCTTGAACTCTTTGATAGATCGTAACGAGTCAGTACCAAGAACAGTTTTGTTTGTAGTAACAACAGTGTGACCTTTACGTGCAGCAATACGTCCTCGCTTGTCAATCACAGCATTGTCTGCAATCTCAGCAAAAGACGGATCTTGAGCCAGCGGCGAGTCTTCGGTGTTAACACCTTTAAACGCCGGAGCTACAAGATTGATACTCTTAAGTTCTTGAGCCATATCAGATAGTCCTAAATACCATCTCTTCAGGATGCTTTGCTGCGTCAATAGCAATAGCGTCAGACAAGTACTGGTTAGCAATAGTGAAGTACTCAGCAGTAGATGTACCACCTGTCTCACCACGTTCACGTGCCAGCAGTGCTACAGCAAGGTGTATTACTGGCTGTGCAGG